TAACAAGTAAGAAAAAATACATTGGCAAAATGTATGAAAATATTATTGGTTATGAACACAAAGAAAATAATGGACCTATTGACAGATTTAAAAACTTATCAGATTGGGTGTTACATATTCTGGACACACTTCACAAAAAACAAAAAGACAAAAGAGTTTTCATTGAAGGTTACTCATATGGCTCAAAAGGCCAAGCAGTATTTCAAATTGCTGAGAACGGTGGTATTCTTAAATACAGACTACAAAAAAGGTATGAATGTAGAACAATTGTACCAAGTGTTATTAAGAAGTTTGCCACAGGCAAAGGTAATGCTGACAAAGAAAAGATGTACGAACAATTTAAACTTACACAAGGTGTTGATTTGATGAAAATATTTGATCAACAAAAGTTAAACAATCCTATAACAGATATTATAGATAGTTATTATATAATGAGAGCAGGACATGAAGATAGCATTAGTAACAGACCAGCACTTTGGTGCAAGAAACGATAGTCAAAAGATAGCTCAACATATGAAGCAATTTTATGATAATGTATTCTTTCCATACATTGATAAACATAAAATTGATACTGTAATCAATCTTGGTGATACATTTGATAGAAGAAAATATATTTCATTTACTTCATTGAAGTCATCAAGAGAAATGTTTTTCCAACCTCTAGCTGATAGAGGAATACACATGCATGTCATAGTTGGAAACCATGATAGTGTTTATAAGAATACATTAGAAGTTAATAGTATTGATTTATTATTAGAAGAATTTGATAATATTACTACATATGTACAGCCTGATGTTGTAGAGTTTGATGGATCTAAAATAATGTTAGTACCTTGGATATGTGATGCTAATGAAGAGCAGACATTTGTTATGGCTGATAAGACTGATGCACAAATGCTATTAGGTCATTTAGAATTATCTGGATATGAAATGAATAAGTTTCATGTTATAGATCATGGCATATCAGATAAGTGGTTGCAAAAGTTTGATTTAGTTTGTAGTGGACATTATCATCATAAATCATGTCATGGTAATATAAACTATCTAGGAACAGGATATGAGATTACTTGGAGTGACTACGACGATCAGAAAGGATTTCATATATTAGATACAGATACAAGAACAATTGAGTTTATACCTAATCCACATATATTGTTTCATAAGATATGGTATGATGATACTGATTTAGATATGACTGGATTATTAGAACAAACAAAAGACTTTAGTAAGTTTGAAAATAAAATTGTTAAAGTTATTATAAAGACAAAAGACAATCCTACATTGTTTGATCTTTATATAGAAAAATTAGAACAAGTTAATCCAATGCAAGTACAAGTAGTACAAGATCATTTGCATTTAGATTTAGAAGATGATGAAGATATAATTGATGAAGCAGAAGACACATTAACTATACTCAACACATACGTTGACAATTTAGAAATAAAAAATGAAAAGAATGAATTACAAAGTTTGTTAAGAGCTTTGTATGACGAAGCACTACAAGTTTCGTAAAGGTATATTATGATAATATTTGAGAAGATTAGATTCAAGAACTTCCTGTCGTATGGAAACACATGGACAGAATTAGACTTAGAGTCTCATCAAGATACATTAATCATTGGTGAGAACGGAGCAGGTAAATCTACATTCCTAGATGCATTGTCATATGCATTGTATATGAAACCTTTTAGAAAGGTTAACAATCCACAATTAGTTAACAGTGTTAATAAGAAACATCTACAAACAGAAGTAGAGTTTAGGATAGGATCTAACAAATACAAAGTAATGAGAGGCCATGCACCTAGAAAGTTTGAAGTATATCAAAATGGCGAACTACTTAACCAGGATGCACATACAAAAGATTATCAAAAGATATTAGAACAAAACATTCTAAAGATGAGCTACAAATCATTTACACAGATTGTAGTATTAGGTTCAAGAAACTTTGTACCGTTCATGCAACTGAGTACAGTTGATAGAAGAACAGTTATAGAAGACTTGTTAGATATACAAATCTTTAGTACAATGGCTGGTCTGTTAAAAGATAAGATAGCATTGAATAAGAATGCATTGCAAGATGTAGATTATCAATTAAATTTATTAGAAGACAAGGTCAGCGTTCAAGAAAACTATATAGATAAAGTAAAAGAAAATGTAGACGCTCAGTTAAAAGAGATTGCTGATAAGGCCAAAGAGACAACTGAGCAGATAGGACATCATAGAATACAAATGCAAGAGCTTGAAGCTCAAGCAGCTGAATTATTTGAACAATGTGAACCATTAGAATCTGTCTCCAATAGAATTCAACAATTCCTAACCCTAGAAGGACAGATAGAAAGAAAGATTACAAGTCTTAAAAAGCAGTTAAAGTTTTATGAAGATAATACTGAATGTAGTACATGCGGTCAGGAGATTACAGATGAGTATAGAGCAACAAAACAAGACGAGGCCAATACGGCTATCACCGAAACAACGAGCGGCCTTAAGCAGCTCGAAGAAGAAATTGCCACTAACTCGACTAGAATGGAAAGGCTTAAATCAATCAAAGAAGAAGCAAAGCGTGTTGACTCGGAACGGGCAAATGAAAGAACTTCCATCATTGTCCTTGAGGAAATACTTGAAGGACTTAATAATGAGTTGGCTTCAAAGTCTTTTGAAGCTGGTGACGAAGAAGAAGCAAAAGCAAGATTAGATCAACTCAATCAAGACATAACAGATCAAAAAGAACAGAAGACAGATTTAAAGAAACAGCAATCTGTTTATGATTCAGCAAGAACATTATTAATGGATACTGGTATTAAAGCTAGAATTATCAAACAGTATGTTCCAATAATGAACAAGTTGATTAATAAATACTTAGCTGCAATGGAGTTCTTTGTAGACTTTAATTTAGATGAAGACTTTAAAGAGACTATAAGATCCAGACACAGAGATGAATTCTCATACGCATCTTTTTCTGAAGGTGAGAAAATGAGAATAGATTTAGCATTATTGTTTACTTGGAGAGCAATAGCTAAGTTAAAGAATAGTGCCAGTACAAATATTCTAATTATGGATGAGATATTTGACAGTAGTTTAGACACTCAAGGTACAGATGAATTCTTAAAAATAATAAAAGAGTTGACTTCTGATACAAATATCATTATAATATCCCATAAGACAGATCAGCTTCTTGATAAATTCTCAAACGTAGTGAGATTCGAGAAGCATAAAAACTTTTCTAGGATAGTAGAATGACGGTAGAAGTAGACGCAAAGAAAGTAGCAGCACATGCTCCAAAAGCAGAATTCAAAAAGAAATGGAATCTTGTTCCAGCGAACCATCCATTACTATCAACTAAATTAGAAAACTTTGATTTAAAAAATCCACCAGTAGATCCTGTAGAGTTAGCTACAGATATGTTAGCTCATATGAGATACTTTGGAGGGATAGGTTTATCTGCTAATCAATTAGGATTACCATATAGAGTATTCGTTACAGAAGGAGATCCAGGTTTTGCTTGTTTCAATCCAAGAATAACTGCTCATGCAGGTGAAGAAGTATTAATGGATGAAGGATGTTTAAGTTATCCTGGTCTGTATATTAAAAAGAAGAGACCTCAAATGATAAGAGTTAGATTCTTTTCTCCAACTGGTGAACCAATTGTAAAAAGATTCAGTGGAATTACAGCAAGAATATTCATGCATGAGATGGAACATATGGATGGAGAGAACTATCTTGATGGTGTTAACAATATAGTATTACAAAGAGCAAAGAAGAAGCAACAGAATTTATTAAGAAGAGTTAGAAGACAAAGCGAAGGAAGAAGTAAACACGGAACAGGAAAGAGGAGAAGATGATATACAATAGATTAAGAAGCGCTGCATATGGAGAAGGTAGAAGATACTTTCGCTGGTGGTTGGAGGTATGGTGTCAGAGATAATAAAACATTCAAGTTTACCATCTAGGGATCACAATATGCCAATAACATTTAGTGAGACGTTCTACTCTATACAAGGTGAGGGATACTTTACTGGTGTACCAAGTACTTGGGTAAGATTCTTTTTGTGTAATCTACAATGTAGTGGGTTTGGTCAAGATGATCCAACTGATGTAGACAATTGGGAACTACCATATAAAGATTTTGATGCTGATAGTATATCTGATGTGACACAACTTCCAGTATGGGAGAAAGGTTGCGACTCATCATACAGTTGGGCAAAGAAGTTTAGACATTTACAAAAGCATGAGACAGCTAAACAGATTGTAGATAGACTTGCAGATCATATGAAGAACGAACACAATCCAGAAGGAAAGTATTTACATCCTAAGTCTGGTGAAAGATCACACTTAGTATTTACAGGTGGTGAACCTCTAATGAGAAATGCTCAAAGAGCTGCTGTTGCTATTATGCAAGAATATAGAAACAGAAGACCTGATGTACCTGGATGGGTGACATTTGAAACTAATGGTACACAAAAACTTACACAAGAGTTTATGGACTTCTTTAGCAACAGAGGTTGTTTTACTTCTAACTTATTTTGGTCCTGCTCACCTAAACTATGGACAGTATCTGGAGAGAAAAGAAGCAGAGCTATCAAGCCAGAGAACTTAATTGATTACGATAGAACAGTTGGCAGACATAGAGACACAAATCAGATACCAGCTGGACAGTTGAAGTTTGTATTAGGTCCTAAGCAAGAACAATGGGACGAGTTAGATGAGGTTATAGAATTATATAGAGATGCAGGTATCAATTGGCCTGTATGGATTATGCCTGTAGGAGCTACTGTAGAAGGACAAGACCTATGTGATGGTGATGTTGCTACAATGGCACAGGCAAGAGGTTTTAGTGTATCAGCAAGAGTACACACATACCTCTGGGGAAATCTAATAGGAGTTTAATATGGCAAAGTATAAAAAGAATGGTCAAATGAATAAAGCATATGCTAAAGGATCAGCAAGAACATCAGCTCAAAAAAAAGCTAGTGCAAAAAGAAAAGGGAAAAAGATAAGATATGTATAGTCCAATATTCATGTGTGGTAAATTTATAACTCAACTGTCTAATATAGACAATGATCAAATAAACGAAGACGTATTGCTAAGAAAAAACATGAAGCTAGATGATGATGAAACAGCAGGAAATACATTTACAGAAGATAGTTATTATCCAGAAACAGAAGCATGTAGTAAATTAATACAAGAAGTTGATAAGGTTATACAAGAAAAAATTAACAAATACTTTTCTACTTATAATCAATGGGCACATATATTAGAACCAAATGAGTCAACAATGATCCATACACACGACAGTCCTGGATTGCCTTCACATCTATCTTGGGTATATTATTCTAAGACAGAACCAAATTGTGGAAATATTGTCTGGCAAACTACAATACATAACAAAATGATTAGTATGGAAGAGACACCAAAGGTTGGAACATTAATTGTATTTCCTAATTGGATGCCACATTTCACTAAGAAGAATATTAGTAATGATATAAGAATATCAATAAGCGGTAATGCAAAAGCAGATGAAAAAGATTATGGAAATATTATGAAAGATCCTGGCGGATTATTTGAGGTAGTAGGGCATGCAGGGTAATTGGGATGCGCACTTAGCTTGGTCGGGCGGTGTAGAATCTACAGCTATATTATCTTGGGCAATTAAAACAGGACACAAAGTAAAAGTATTCCATGCTTATCCTCATTGGGATAATAATGATGGTGATGGACCACATAAGCCACCTGAATCTGACTTGTGGAAGAAAGAGCAATATGAAGCATGTAAGAAGATGGAAGAAGAATGGTTAGCCCCACTTGGTATAAATGTATGGTATTGTCATTCAGGTGTAGAGTCTAAAGCACATGGACACAATCCTTGGAATGATTATAGTAATTCAGAAATGCACCAATTCTTTATATGGATGTATTGGGGATTAATATTTACTCAAATTGATCAATGTAAGACAATATGGTATGGTGATAATTATGGATTGGATGGTTATGGAGACGGTAAAGGTGATGAAGGATGGACACCTGATCAATTTGAAGATGAGATGACATCAAGAAGTCCAACATATCAAAAATGTAAACAAGCGTGTCATAATTTAGCTGAAGGTTATTATGGACCTAATAGATTAATAATGGAGTGTCCAATACCTCATAGAACAAAAACAGAACAATGGGAGATGATTCCAGACAAAGTAAAGCCGTTAGTATTTTCAACAGATACTAACTGGCATAGATTAAGTGAAAATTATAAATTATGGAGAGAAAAAAATGCCAACTAAATTTAAGAAGAGCGCAAAAGAGTACAGTAGAGCAACAGGCAAAACAACTACTACACATTATTACATCAAGACAATTAGTAAAAAGGAATTGTTCGAAGCATTGAACAATCATAACACAAAACCTAAAGTGAAGCAGAAGATCAAAAATGAGCTTGTGCGCAGAGGTATAAAAATAGTATGGAGGGTACCAAGTGAAACTTAAATTTGAAAGTGGCAAAACTTATAGTCACTCTACGGGGCACAGTTGTGCATTTAGACAATGGAGAGCAGATAGTCATTGTAATCTAATACATGGTTATGCACTTCAATTTGAACTTACATTCGGATCTAGTAAACTAGATGAAAGGAATTGGGTTGTAGATTTTGGAGGACTGAAAGAACTAAAAGAATGGTTAAAGTATATGTTTGATCATACTTACTTAGTTGCAACAGACGATCCAGAGTTTGATACATTTGTACAGCTTGCAGATAAAAATATAATTGATCTCAGAGAAGTACAATCAACTGGCTGTGAACGATTTGCAGAGTTGACTTTTAATAAAGCTCAGAGTATAATAGAGGCTCAATATGGAGAAAGATGTTGGGTAGAAAGTGTGACAGTTAGAGAACACGAACACAACTCAGCAACAGTGAGGAGAATAGATGCCTAATATAGATTACAGTGGTAAGATGCCAGACACTATCTTCAGTTATGATGAAGATTTTTATACAGATGATTTACCAGATCCACAGATAGATCCAGTATTACCTGGAGCAAGAGTACCTCTAAAGAAAGTTGGTATTGCACCTGTCGATCTACCTGTAAGACTTAGAAGTAGAAGTGGTGGTGAAGATAAACTACTACAGACAGAAGCTAGTTTATATTGTTCATTGGATGATCCAATGGCAAAAGGTCTTAACCTATCAAGATTATATCTTATAATGCATGAGAAGATTAAAGACCAACTATCATTAGATGGTATGGAAGATGCATTAAAAGAGTTAGCTGTAGGTCAAGGTGTAAAGAATGCATACTGTAAACTTAGATTCAAATATCCAATGTATCAAGAAGCATTGAGAACTAGAAAGAAACATGACCACAGTCAAAAGCAAAGAGGTCATATTGCATACAAGACTGAACTAGAAGGTCAATACAGAGATGGAGAATACAAATGGTTCTTAACTATTGATTATGTATACTCATCTACTTGTCCTTGTTCTTTTGAGTTAGCACATGATGCTAGAAGTAAAAGAAATGCAGCAGCCAATGCTCACAGTCAAAGATCAATACTAAAAGTAAAAGTTGCTTTTGATAGAACAGATGGTAATATTGTTTGGATAGAAGACTTAGTTGATCTATGCAGACTTAATATTCCTACAGAAGTACAAATTGTAGTTAAAAGAAGAGACGAACAAGCATTTGCAGAACTTAATGGTGCTAACTTATTATTCTCAGAAGATGCTGTTAGAATAGTACACGAAGCATTAGACAGATGGGTTGAAGGTAAGAAGATATTAGACTTTAGTATTGTAGCATCACATGAAGAATCATTACATCCATGGAATGCAATTGCGGTATCAGTCGGAGGACACGGTATACTAGAATGACAGGTTATTACAAAAAGAAGTTAAGCGATATAGTGTTTGGTGGTATCTATGAATACAAAGACAAACATGGAAAAGTAATCTACAGAGGATCAACTGAGTTTGGAGACTTGATAGAAGAAAAGAGAAGTCCAGACTGGTATCATAGAGAAGGCCATGTTATGAAAGGTAGATATAATTATTCTGTATTCAGAGTTAATTTGAGAAGACCTATTGCTAAGATGGACGAATGGCAAATTAGTTGGTGTGTATCACCTAAAGAAATGACAAGAGAAGAATTGTTAATACTTGAAGGTGATAAGATTAAAGAAGCAATAGAAGAAGGAGGATGTATGTTAAATCATACACCAGATCCTTTAGAAACATGGAAGAAGTATAATGCATAAGAATTTTATTTGGGTGACATTTCAGAAAGAGGGAATACATAAGTATCCTGCTGCACTTGATGATCCAGCATTAGAAGATGTTAAGTTTTTAGGTTATCCACACAGACATATGTTTCACTTCAAAGTAGAGATAGAAGTGTTCCATGATGATAGAGATATAGAGTTTATATTATTCAAAAGAGAACTAGAATCATTGTATAATGATGAAGGTCCAATGTCATTAAATTATCAATCTTGTGAAATGATAGCTAGAGATTTAGCTAAATATATACAGACAAAGTATCCAAACCGTGCACTCAGCATAAGCGTTGCAGAAGATAATGAAAACGGGTGTAGGTTGACATGGGATTAGTATGGCAGAAACATATAAAGAATTTTTGGAAAGTCAAAAGTGTAAACCAAATACTATTGTTTGCATGGGCAACAGTAGTGGAAATCAATGGACGATTAAAATGTGTGGGAAGAACGCAAAGGACATGATGAAGTTTACACCAGGACAAAACTTGACAGACGGTCAAGTTAAAGAGCTGAAAAGCAAGAATTGGGATGTCAGATATGCTGATGAGATTACTCCTAAGAATACAGGACCAAGTCCATCAGGTGTAGCTGGTAAACCACAATCAGACTAATGTCTGAGTTTTATTACATTATGAGGATATACTATGAAATTTTGTCACATTGCGCCAGTAGCGCATCTTGATCTAGTAAAAGATAGATCAGCACACCTTACTTTAGCACATCTTATAGACGAAGGTCATCAAGACTATATTGATTTCTATAAGAATGAAAAGTTTGATATCAACATTATGGACAACAGTGCTTTTGAATTATACAAAGCACAACTTCCAATGTTCGATCCAGAGAAGCTAGTAGGCCTAGCACAACAAGTAAATGCAACTCACATTGTATTACCAGATCATCCATCACATCCTAGTATGGTTGGTATAGATGATGCAAAGAGATATGCACCAGTATTCAAAGAAGCAGGTTTTGGAACCTTCTTTGTTCCACAAAGTGACGTTTTAGATTTAGAAGATTTAATTACTTCATTTGCATGGGCTGCGTCAAGTCCACTAATCGATTACATTGGTATTAGTATTCTAGCAGTACCAAATGCATATGGTTGTGAACAAAATAATCAACTACAAAGATTCGTAAGTAGATGGAAATTTATGAACGAGTTATATGATAGAAACTTATTACAACTTGCAGCACAGAACGGTAAGAAGATTCACTTCTTAGGTATGTTAGATGGACCAAATGAGATATCATTAATGAGAGACTTCCACATTGACACTTGGGATTCAAGTGCTGGTATATGGACAGGACTTAATGGTGTTCAATTTGATTGGTCACCAACTGGATTAGTTGAAGGTAAATTTGAGAAACATGTTGACTTTGAAGCTAAGATTGAGGATAATAGTTTAATTGAATTAGCTAAGACTAATATGTCTAAGATAGATCAACTTGTTAACAGATACAACCATACAGAAAGATTATGATGCCAAAGAATATGATTTATAGATTCAGAGAAGATAAAATTCTTAACGAAGTAAGCAAATACATAGCTGAGACTTATTCGTCTCATTATGTAAATGAAAAAGCTGGAACAAAAGATGAAGAGATTCAAACTATTGATGTATGGAAACAAATGGGGCATGTAGAAGAAGCATGTCATTCGAATATTATTAAGTATGCTATGAGATATGGTAAGAAGGACGGATATAATAAGAAAGACCTTATGAAGATTATTCATTATACTATATTGTTATGGCACTTTACACAGGAAGAAGATAAATGAGTATGAAACATATTCTATCAGTAGGTGAAGACCTATTGACAAAAGTACAACAAGGTGACAGTCAACCTAATGCTGTCGACCTTAGAGTTGATAAGATATTTAAACTAAAAGATGAAGTGTTTGAAATATCTGAATCAGAAAAGAAACATAGAGGTTCTGAAGAAGTGACACCAACGGATGATGGTTTCTTTAATTTGGCACCTGGAACATATGAAATCATTATGGAAAATATTGTAAACATTCCAGAAGGATATGCAGGATGGGTGATCACTAGATCAACCTTAAACAGAAACGGCCTATTCATTACAAGTGGTCTATACGATTCAGGCTACAATGGAGTTATGGCAGGTTGTCTTCATGTTGAACATGGACCAGCTAAGATTGAGAAAGGTTCAAGAGTAGGACAGTTCTTATTATTTGAAGCTGAAACATTATCTATGTATGACGGGGACTATGGAATCGGAAAGGAGCACGATAAGAAGTATGGAAATTAATATACCAATAGAAGAACTACAGAAGCGTTCATTGTTTATTGCAACACCAATGTATGGTGGACAATGTGCTGGTATGTACACGAAGTCAGTAAATGACTTAGCAAGTTTATGTATGCATTATAAAATTAATGCTAAGTTTTATTATCTATTCAATGAGTCATTGATTACAAGAGCAAGAAACTATTGTTGTGATGAGTTTCTAAGAAGTGATTGTACTCATATGATTTTTATTGATAGTGATATTGCATTTAATCCTAATGATGTTATTACAATGTTAGCTATGCAAGACCATGAAGATGAAGACAATGAATATGATATTGTATGTGGTCCTTATCCTAAGAAATGTATATCATGGGAAAAGATATCTCATGCTGTCAATCAAGGATTTGCAGACGAGGATCCAGAACAACTATCTAGGTTTGTAGGAGACTATGTATTCAATCCAGTTAATGGTGGTAATGAAATACCTCTAAGTGAACCTACAGAAGTGTTAGAAGGTGGTACAGGATTTATGATGATGACTAAGAAAGCATTACTTAAATTCCAAGAAGCATATCCTAACATGATGTATAAACCTGATCATGTAAGAACAGAACACTTTGATGGTAATAGAGAGATTATGGCTTTCTTTGATGCTGTCATAGATGATAAGCAATTAAATCTAAAGAAAGAACTTGAACTCTTTTATGAAGATAAAAAAGGTAAACCTACTAAGAAGCAGGTACTGGAATTCATAGAAGATAAAAGAAATGGTCTTGATAGAGAATACTCTAACAGGTATCTCTCAGAAGACTATATGTTCTGTCAATGGGCAAGACACATTGGACTTAAAGTGTGGCTATGTCCTTGGATAGAACTACAACATATGGGATCATTTGTCTTTGGTGGGTCATTGAAAGACCTAGCACAGATTGGTGCTCCTGCAACAGCCGATCCTGCAAAGGTAGGTAAAAATAAAAATATGTAAGGCAAAATTATATTATGAAATTAAGTGAAAGTACAATAAATGTTCTAAAATCATTCTCAGTAATCAATACTGGCATAGAACTCAAGCAAGGGAATGTCTTAAAGACTATTTCACCTCAGAAGTCTATTATGGCTAAAGCTGAATTAGGTGAGGACTTCCCTAGTGATGCTTGCTTCTATGAACTAAATCGATTCTTAGGTGTACTTACATTATTCGATCAACCTGAATTAGATTTCAATGACAAGTTTATTACAATCAGAGATGCAAAAAGAAGTGTAAACTATACTTATGCAGATCCTCAAATGATTGTGACACCACCTGCCAAAGAAGTTCAATTACCAAGCGTTGACGTAGAAGTAGATCTCAAGTGGACAGACATTACTAATACTCTAAGAGCAGCTAGTGTTATGTCTTTACCTGAGATAGCAATTTCTTCTGAAGATGGTAAGACTATTAACTTAGAAGCCATCAGCAGTAAGAATCCAACTGCTGATAAGTATACTACCGTTATTGATAATAACAATAGTGGTAAGGTATTCAAAGCTGTATTCAAGCTAGAGAATATCAAAATGATGAATTATGATTATAAAGTAGAGTTATCTTCTAAAGGTATCGCTAAGTTCCAATCATTGAATAATAAGACTTGGAAAGATGAAAAAGTTGAATTCAAAGATGGACCAATATTAACTTATTGGATAGCAACCGAACAAGGTAGTTCTACATTTGAGTGATGAGATATGCAAGAATTTTTATGGGTCGAAAAGTATAGACCAAATACAT